GCAGTATGACTTGTAGATGCAACATCAACGATCTCAATAGCAGTATCAAATGCAGGGTCAGCACCATAGTTAAGTGCTAGAGACTCATTTCTCATTACCTGAATCGCTAGATCTCTTGCATAGTTGCAGATCCAAATTGCTTCAGTAGAGTGTGTTAAACCTTCGTTAACATAGTACTCAGCAGCACGGATAATCTTATTGTTACCACCATGACGTAGGTTCCAAACCATAGCGTCAAGGAAGTCACTTAAGTCATGTACACAGTTGATGTTTCCACCAGGGATATTAAGTGAAGGATATTGATCTTTAGCAGCAGCAATAGTCTCTTCAGAGATAACACGAATATTTCTTTCTATTACATCAGCAGCGTTAATGAATCTATCTTTAACAGCATTACGTTCGTAAGATGCTATATCAACCATGTCGATTGATTCACCACCACCACCAGTAATACCACCATCATCATCTGGTGTATCAGCATCTGGGTTGTACATGTAGATATTCTCACGACCAAACGCATTACGGATAGTCATGGTAGCAATCTCAGTTGCTATCTTAAGAACACTGATACCTGCCTCATCTTCACCAGGAGCAACTCCAACGTTACATGTAATTTGACCAGTCTGTCTCTTAAGTCCATCTGTAGTAAATGATACAAATGAGTGAGCATTTGTATTGGTAGAAGGAACAGTTGTTAAGACCTGAACTGTGAAGTTATTAGCATCAACATAAGTTACAGGTAACCATGCTTTAAATGCAGGATCTTGAGGTCTTGGATATTGCTTAGTTTGAGCACCAGATCCAGTATCACAACTCATTGATAGAGCATTCTCTACGATCATTACATAATCATTTGCCTTAGTAAGACCACTAGCAGTTGCAGATACAAATGTATGTGCAGTTACGTTAGTAGAAGGAATCTCTGCTAGAACCTGAACATCAAATGTATTTGTAGTTACGTTAAGAATAGGTAACCATGATCCTGAAGCAGGGTCAGTAGAACGAGGGTATGTATGATTAGATACGTTATTGTCTAATGTACATGTAAATGTTAATGAATCATCAGCAAGTTTAATACTGTCACCAACACTAAATCCATGGTTAGTGCAGGTCAATGTCATAATACCTGTCTCAGGATTATAAGCAGCGTTCTCTACAGTATCAGTAGACTGACCAGTAAACGGATGTCCACTTAATGTGAAGTTTACAATACCTGTATTTGGGTCGTATGTTGCACCTGTTGGTGTATGAGATGTTTGTGATACATCAGTAATTTCTACAGATGTATTATAGACTGGATCTGTATCACGAGGATATGAATGCTCACTTACATAATCATCTCTATCACATGTAAATGTTAATGCTTCTTTCTTAAATCTGAAGCTCTGTCCAGCAACTAATTGGTGAGCACCAATAGTCATTTGTAATGCACCTGATACAGGGTTGTAATCAGCAGCAGATACGTTGTACTTAACTAGAGGAGTTGTACCAACATTAACTGTAATTGTTGATAATGTATATGCAGTAATAGCAAGAGACTTACCAAATGCAGGATCACCCTTACGAGGATAAGTATGTGTATCCTCATTCTGGTTCATATCACATGTGAAGGTTAAACCATCTTCATCAATAGTAATAGTATTAGCAGAGGTTAATCCATGACTAGGTATGGTAAGAATTAAGTTACCAGTAGCAGGTTGATAAACTACGTTTTGTGGAGTGAACTGAGCACCACCATTAGCAGTAATAGAGTTATTTGCAGCAGTTACAAATGTGTGGTTGTAATTACCACCTGCCTCAATAGCATTTAATTCTGCTCTTACAAATTGGTGTGTATGCTGACGACCATTTAACTGGATAAGATTGTTAGTCTCAGCATCAAGATACAACTTAGCAGCTTCATATGTCTTAGTGTTTCCACCTTTTCTAAGGTCATGTACAACTGCACTTAAAATATCTAATACGTCATCTACACAATTCTGAGCACCATCAGGAACAGTGAAGTTAAGGAACTTAGAAAGATCGTTCATTGTATGAACTGCTTCCCAAGCAATTACATTAGCGTTCTTCTCTAAGAGATAAGCAGCATCTAATATTCTATTATTATCTTGACGCTCTGGATTATAACCTTCTGGATCTATAGTGATAGTATCATCTCTATAAACTGGAATGTCTGTATACTGCATTGTATAGTAGTCATCCTGTGTCCATGTTGGGATACCCAATCCACCAGCATCATTACCTTGAGTAAGAAGAGTATTGTTAATAGACTTCTTACATAACATTCTCACATATTCATAAACATCTAATACAGCACTTAGTTCATTGTCAACCGAATAAAGTTCGTTATTATTGTTGAGGAACTTAGAGGTGTTGTACTGGATAGCATTAGTTCCACCTGTAACCAAGTCAGCAATAATAGCAGGAAGAATATAGGTCTTGATTTCGAAAGTACACTTATTAGGGTTAGCATTAGGGTTCTGATAGAAGTCATAAGTTGTACTGTTAATATTTGCTTGGTAAGTTGCTTCTAACCAACCAACTGCTTCAGCAGCAATTGCATCACGGTTTTGCCAAATTACATCACCTGCATCTCTGAATCTTTGACCTGTTGGTCCAAGAACATCTCCAATATCATCACATAATTTAACAATAGCATCCTGAATCTCTTGTGAAGCAGGAGATGAGAAGTTGTTAGGTATACGAAGTATATCAGTATACTGAGTACCACCATAAGTCTTAAGATCTGAACTTGTAGTTGTAATTACATAATTACAAATTGGTGCTAATTCTCTATAAGTGTAGATTGACTGAAGAATCTCATTAGCAATATGCTCTAAACCTTCGTATGCAGTTAAGTAGTTTCTAGCAGCAAGTGTACTGTTGTAGTTACCACCATAACGTAAATCTTCGATAACACCTTTAAGGATAAACTCTTTAGTATCTCTTAAACAGAAACTTGTACCCTGTTGAGGACCAACTCCATCAGCAGTATCACCAGGCATCACCAAATCAGGATATTTTGCCTTCATCTTCCAGACTGCAGTTTCAGCAATCCATGCTCTGTTAAGTTCTAAGATATCTGCTGCTTGACGATAAGCATCTCTTGAGATATCAACTTCCTCAACGATAACTTCACGTTTATCATAATCAACTTTAGTTGCCTGAGAAGCAGAATTGGTAGTACCAGTTAGAGTTGCATATGCTTCATTATTACTCATAATGATAGGCAACTCATTACTCATTGAGAAAGTAATACCAGTTGTAGATATTGGGAATAGAGTAGAAGGTGTAAAGGATGTAGTATACTTAGACTCTCCACCATAGAATACTATGTTATCAATATATCCAACATAGTTGTTCTGACCATTCCACTCAGCACCAATAGTCATCTTACGCTCACGGTAAGTATTAGTATCTGAATAGTCACTACCAACTTGTGAACCATTAACCCAAAGTTTGAGTATTTGACTGGTTCTAGTCATAGCAACGTGATACCAAGTATTAGCTGCCATACCATGAGCACCACTAATTACATCAGAACCATTAATCTTATACTTCAGGTTACCTGAATCAATATAAAGACTTGGGGAATTAACTTCAGAAGCACCACTTGTACGCATATCAAGTAGATACTTAGTAGTATTCATTGCAGTGGTAGGACGTATCCACATCTCAATAGTAAAGTCTGATGTACCAAATGCAGGTACAGTAGATAATGCATATGAGAGGTATGATCCTGAATCAAGTTTCAGGGACTTAGTTCCACTACGTTTTTCTACGGTAGTAAGTCTAGCTGAAGCAGGGTATATGGTAGTACCATTATTAGCAGCACTCTGGAATGTATGTGGATACCCACCACCAATCTCCAATGCGTCTGCTATTGCTCTTACAAATTGATGTGCAGAAGTATTAGAAGAAGGAGCACTGGTTAATACGTTAACAGTAATACTTCCATCCTGTCTAGTAATATTATTAGAAGAAGAAGTTACATATGTGTGTACATATTGCTCGTCTTCAGGAGATGCACCAACCTGAACACCAATGTTATTATTGTCTATTACAACAACTTCTAACCACTGGTTACTAACTGGGTCAGTTGTTCTTGGATAGGTATGGTTGGTAGCATTACCATCTTTAGTGCAAGAAAATGTTATAGAATTATCAGCAATCTTGATTCTATTACCTGTTTGCATTCCATGGTTGACAACGCTAAGTGTAAGAGTACCAGTCGCAGGTGTATAAACTCCATCAGTACTTGTGAATGTTCCAGCAACACCAACAGCATCTACATTAATCTTAGTGTTGTATACAGGGTCTTGTCCACCTGAAGGGTTACCTGTACCTGCAACTCTAGGATAAGATTTTTCTGTTGCTCCACTATCTTGATCACAAGTAAAGATCAATGAATTTGGCTTTAACCTAACACTGTCACTTACATTAAGATTATGATTACCGACATTAAGAACACAAGAACCTGTAATAGGATCGTAATCTGCACCAGTTACTTGTAAGTATGTCTTAGGAGAAGCACCAACATTAACTGTAAATGTATTAGTTGTAGTTTTTAGAATCTGAAGTTGTTGTCCTTGTCCAACTGGATCATCAGCACGAGGATAAGCATGGTTGGTTGCATTACCATCCATTGTACAACTAAAGGTTAATGCATTAAGAGCAAACGATACCTTATTACCTACAGAATATCCATGGTTATTGAGAGTAAGAGTTAACTGTCCAGTATCAGGATCATATGTTCCTCCTGTAGGAGTTATGTTAACATTAGATCCACCAGCATTATTGGTAATCTTACTATTAGTAATGTATTCTTTAAGATCAAATACACCACTAACAGTTTGAGCATATAACCATCTCAAACCAGAGTTTGCACCCTTAAGATCAAATGATGCACCAGATGTTGCTCCTGTTATTGTGTCACCAGGAACGAAGAATCCAGTACCACCTCTATTCTTATAAGCAAATTTGTAAACACGAATGTTCTCATTCTCTTGGTAAGTACCATCTGAGATAACTGAGAGTGCATTAACGTTATCAAGGTTACCACCTGCCTTAATGGAATTAGCAACACCAGATACAAATGTGTGTGCATAGTTACCACCAGAGATTACAGCACCACTGAGAGCATTTACAAATGTATGAGCATCAGTATTAGAGATAGCACCCTGTCCACCGTTAACATTAACTGTAATTGTGGTTTGAGTTACATTAGTAATATTCAGTGCAGTGTCGTGTGCATAGTCACTACCACCAGTACCAGTTGCAGATGATCCAACAGCACGAGGATATGCTGCTTGACCACCACCATTGTAAGCACACTGGAATGTTAATCCTTCTTCTAGAAGTCTAATACTTGTACCTGTTGTTAAGGTGTGAGCACCGATTGTTAATACTAAATCACCAGTAGTTCCATCATAAGTTGCATTAGAAACATCATGGTTAACTAGAGGGGTCGTACCAACGTTAATTGTAATTGTTGTTGCACCTACAGCAGTAATAGCAATCTGCTTTTCATACCATGGGTCAGTAGGACGTGGGTATGTCTTCTGAGCAGTATTACCATCCATCAAACAAGTAAATGTCAATCCATAAGGATCAATTCTTACAGTATCAGATGTTGTTAAACTGTGTGATCCAATGGTAAGAACCATGTCACCAGTTGTAGCGTTATAAGTTGCACCTGAAGGGGTAAACTGAGAACCAGTAAATGCAGTTGTAGCAATACCAGATAAAGTATCGATAGAAGTTGCTACGTTTGCACAGTTTGTTTCATTCTGGTTAGATCCTGAAGCATAATCTGGATCATAGTAATGTGCAACTCCAGAGTTCTCTAGATATGGAGCAGAATATGTTGTAGGATCGTTAAGGTTATAACCAGTAGAAGTAAGAGTCTGATCATACATCAGATTTCTCATTGCTCTCTTACATAAGTCTTTTGCCTTATTAAATGCAGTAATTGCTTCTGCTGTTTCTGGAAGACCATTGTTAATTGGAATTCCATTAGAATCGAAGAACTTCTTAGTAAAGGTTACGATTGCATAATTACCATCACCTTCTAGGTCATTTGCAATAGCATCAATAAAGTATCCTGTATCTCTATTACACTTGATTTCTTTAGGTGTATATCCACCATCAGGTAGAGTAAGATCAATAAGATCAGCTATCGATGCTGCTTCGAGGCATTCTTTAACATTGGTCCAAAGAGTTGTAAGAGCACTCTGCACGTCAGTACAGTTGTCAGCACCGTTATTAGTGGTGTTGGTACCTGCTGTTCCATAGTTACCGCCAGGATTAGGGTCAGCAGTAATGCCAGTATTGTTATTAGGTCCACTACTTTGCTCATTATACTTGTTATAAACAACAGCGTTGATAGTCTCAGAACCACTTAAAGTGTTCTGAATAGCATCTATCATATAGTCTACACATCTCTGGTATCCCCAGACAGTTTCAGTTTCTTCACCAAGAATATATGCCAATGATGTGCCATCAGGGAAGAACTTCTCTAAGAACTTACGAGTATAAACGGTACCACCCCATCCTGTGTCTCTTGATAGAGCATCGATGAGATAACGCATATCTCTCTTACATTTGGTAGCACTAGGAATTGTAGAACTAGGGAACTGGACAATCATGTCCTGATATGCCTTAGCAATAATCCATTCGCTATTTTTTTGTATTAAACGATATCCATCTTTAAATCTACCATACTGAGTAGTTTCTGTTTCTCCAGTGTAATAGAAATCAGGATAGTCGATTGCTATCTGTGAGGTAGCAAAATCAATAATTTCTTGTCTATTATTTCTTATACTTCTAGCAGCATCCTTATATCTGTTAATTGCATCAGTTTCAGCATTACCATAAGTTACGTTGATAGAACGTATTTTATCGTCATTTGAGATTGTACCACCAGTAAGATTGTCATATTCGATCTCAGTAGAACGTACTTCCTCATAATCTAGGAAATCACCGTTAATACGATCTGCTGCATTGGTTAGAGTGGTAGGAGTAATAGTTGTCTCAGAGATATTATCAAGAATAATATTCTGGTTAGATAGAGATATAAGTCTCTCAAATACTAATCCGAAGAATGTAGAACCTTTGTTGATGATAAGAGTATCTACAACGTCACCTAACTTAATATCACCTGAAACTATACCGTTAAGATTATTACCAGTAACTGTTTCACCATCTTGGAAAGTAGCAACAGATTTAGCAACAAAATACAATACAACTGGATTTGCTTCAGCATCTACTCTAACAACCTCTGCTAATGCACCAGAAAGACCACCAGTTAGTTGATCTCCCTCTTCCCAAGCAACTGCAGCTGCAAGGTTAATAGAAGTGATAGGATCTCTATAAGGAGAAATTCCAACAACCTTAGCAGCAATATTTGATGCTGAGGAGTATATAAAGTCATTTAAAAGAATATTGTAAGAACCTGTCTCATATTCAGCAGTACCAGATGTCTTAGAAAGAACTAAGAAGGAATCAGTGTTACCATCAAGGTCTAAGTTAGTTTCTTCGACTTTAGCGGTTTCTCCACTTAAAGCAACCTTAGTAACGGTTTCTGCGAACTCAAAAATGGTTGTTTGATTTAGATTCTCAATAGAACCAATTAAAGCACTAAATCCAGTTCTAGAAACGTCAATTCTCTCATTAAGTTGATAAGGACCAGATGTGATGTCAATAACGTCAATACTGGTTGCACCTGTAGCAACAACTCTAGAATTGGCATTAGAAGTGAATCCAGAAACGAAATCACCGATTTGTGGGAAAATACCACCAATAGTGTTTAGATTAAGTCTAGTAATCTGTAATATCTGTATTTCTACGTTTCTGTAAACAACCTTAGAATCTGGTCTTGGTGGTTCAGCAAATACGATCTGATTACCAACAATTTGATATGCAGTACCAGGTGACTGGATAACACCGTTTAAGGTGACCAACATCTGATTTTCTTTGATTATTACCTGATCACCTTCTACAGTAAGATTAAATGCCTTAGTAGCACCATCAAACTTATCTGAAATGTTATCTAACTTCTTAACGATAGATGTTAGAATTTCCTCGGAGTTTGTTAGTCTTTTCTTTCTGAATAGAACTTCAGAGTTGTTAAATGTAGAATATATTGGTTGAGCAGCACCAAATGATGTAATTTGGTTAACATTAGTATATTCGTTAATATTAACCTGTTTTGTAAACTCAGTACCAATCTTACGTCCAGAAACGTCCTTACCACCAGTCAATTCTAACTGACCGAACATATTAAATCCAGCAGGGTGGTTATTCTCTAATACCTGCTTCTTCCAACGGTTAATTGGAATTTGTGACTTAATAACGTATGAGAAGTTCTGATAGAAGTAAGAGTCCTGAATCTTCTGAACAATCTCGGATGGTTTACCAACGTCATCAATAAATCTACCAGATGTCTTGGTAAGAGCATCAATATTAAGAATACCTCTAGCAATGTTAACATTGTCGATGATACCAGATGCACGAGATATAACACCCTGAACCTTACCACCAGAAACAAATTCACCTTTAGGATTAACAATCTTAAGAATCTTAGGTCCAATCTGCCAACCATCGTTAATAGAAACTACACCGAAGGCATTTGCTAATTCATATGTCTCACCTTGGAATACTTCCTCAGATTCTAGGAATCTTGAGGTTTCTACAACAGCAGTTGCAGTACCACCAAATACCTCAGTTAGAAGTACCTGTCTACCATCACCTTGAGTCAAGAAGGTAATAAAGTTACCAGATTCAGCATCAGCAGGTGTTAGAGCAAATCTAAGTTGATCTGATTCTAATGAGTTAGCATCACCTGCAATAGCATAGTATATCTGTGTGGATGACAATGAAGTCAAACCAACTGAACTTGGTTTTGGTAGTTCACCAACTTCGCTACCAATATCTTCTGCTCTAAACTGTACAGCAGCACCAGTGGTTATACCATGTGGGAAGTTAAACTGTAGATAGTTAAGGTCTAAGTTAACAACATATGTAAATTCTGACTTAAGTAAAACTGTTGGTTCTGAACTATAACCTGAACCTGGATCCTTAACGATGATCTCAGATAGTCTGTTGTTCTTAACAATTGCCTCTGCATTTGCACCTGTTCCACCACCACCAGAGATAACAACTACAGGAGCAGAGGTATATCCAGAACCTGGGTTAGTGATCTTGATCTGTGAAAGTATTGAGGTGTTAAAGAGTTGTAAGTTAACTGGAAATGCAATCTCAGGACGTAGAGTGTAGTCATGTGAATATCCATAACCAAATTCATTGTTCTTAAGAGTCTTAATCTTACCAATCTGTGTACCAGTTAAGAATACAGATGCACCAGTACCTTCGGCAGGTATAACAACAGTTAATTCTGCACCAGAACCAGAAAGTGTAGGTCCAAGAATTCCTGGTATACCATCTACATCGATAGAACCAATTGTGTATCCAGAACCAGGATCAATAAGCTCAACATCACTGATTGTTCCTGAATCGGTCTCAGCATCTACAGTAACTGTGATGTTACATAGACCACCTTCACCATCACCTATAATAGGAATCTGTGTATATACACCTGTCGCATATTCAGTACCACCGTTAGCGATTCTTATCTTCTCGATCTTACGATCAGATGCAATCTCTGAAATAATTGGTAATTTTTTATAGAATCCACCTGCAGAGATCAACTTAATTGTGTTAATAGGTCCAATTGCTTTCTTAGAAGTTGTAGAGTAGTATGAATTGGGTTTATCCTGATCATCAACTCCAATCATTGCAGTATTAAATTCTGGTTCATGTTCTAATGGGAATCTGAACTCAGTATCACTAATAATTTCAGCAATGTTAAATGTACCATCATAAGGAGTCTTAATAACATCAATGAATGAATTGCTACCTACTGGAGAATTGGTAGATAGAGTTCTACTAGGATCAAAGTAATATGTAATGTTAGTTACTTCACCACCAACTGTAAACTTGACTATAGGTACCTCAGATGTTGATGATTGACCAGGAATTCCTTCACGTTCGATAACGTTAAAGGAGTATTCTAGTTTAAATTGATTATCTTGAGAGAATGATAGGTAGTATCCTAGGTTAGAAGCATCACTTAAATCAAACACATAAGAGTGGTTTCTAACCAACATTAGAGTTGGGTGCTTCGAAGATATCTTGACACTAGCAATAGCATTGTTATCAAATGTAGGATCTGAAACAGCATTTGCCCTCATTCTATAAGTAAAGTCTCTTGATGAGAAGATTTCTTCTACGAAGAATGATCCATCAAACTGTGTTCCCTGGAATCCCTTAACAAAGAGAATATCTCCTGCAGTAAATCTATGTGCACTAAGAGCAGAACAGTAGATAAGATCAGTCCTGGTCTCTGATGTACGAATAATATCCTTATCAAGAGTAACAACTAATTCTATTTTCTTAACAGTATCTACACCATTAATTTGACCAATTTTAGGGAAATCTTCCTTCGGCCCTGCCGTTACGCTACCACCAAGCGAAATTACATCACCAACTATGAAATCAGATCCAGGATATATCTCAAGAATCTTAACTCTATAATCACCAGGATCATAAGGTCTGAACCTAGCATATTGTGATAATGCATCATACTGTGACTGCCATGTCCATACTACAGTACCATCAGCTGCAGTACCAGTAGTATGTGTAGGTGCTACTGTACTAGAAACACCTGCTGTAGTACACTTATATCTCTGTCTTCCTGAATATACTTCATCATCTAGTGAGAATGACTTACTAGGACTCCATAGAGGTATAGATGGTTTTGGCCAAGCAGTAAGTGATAAATCAACTTCTATAGGACCAGAAACACTAATAAACTGCCATAGAACACCACCATCGGTTACTATACCAATCTCATGAGTAGGTGCAGTAGAACCAGAAGTAGCGTTGTTAGTTGCTTTGTATATCTTACCTGCGTTGTAAACCTGAGTATCTACAGTATATGCTTTACCAGTTACCCACTGTTCCTGTGTTCTTGCCTGTTCGAATACAACATCTTTAATAACATTTTCTTCACCAATAGCATTCTGATATAGATCAGTTGTATCATTATCAAAGTTACCGTAAATCTTACCAACCTTATACTTGGTACCAAGACCAGGATTATCTAAAGTGCCAGTTGGAACATCAACAATAGTACCATATGCCTGTACTATTCCCTGTGCATTAAGTTGTTGTAAAATTGTACCCTTAGTAAACTTAATATCCTGATTAAAGGTAAATTCCTTAACTAGGTCAATCTTCTGGTATCCTGCATCTCTGACGTAGAACTTCGCCATAGGAACTGCAGTTACCTTAACCTTTCTACCAAGTGGTGAAGGTATTGTAGAAGTCTTAGAAGCAAATGTATGTCCAGCACTGGTAAAGTTGTAACTTCCTGGTGCTAGAGTTGATACAGCATCAGAGTAGTCAAGAATCTGTAAACCAGATGAACCTGAAGTCCATACTGTTACAACAGGATTACTTAGACTGTTAATATTGACACCTGATGTTGCTGTAAACTTAAGTGCTTTAGTATGAGTAGTTTCAGCAAATGCACTATAGTCACCTCTCTTATCATGCTGACGATCAAACTTAATAATGTTGACTCTAGAGTCATTAGAAGTGATTCTATAACGTTCTGTTGGAAGAGTGAATGTTCCAGTGAATACTGCATTAGGATCTACAACAATATCATCTATACTTCCCAACAAGCAGTTACCAGTAGCAGGTGAAGTCTTATTAGCACCGATATAAAGGTCATTAAGACCAATGTTTGTTGTTACAGTTGCTGTAGTTACCTGTACACCATCAAAGTAAACAGAATACTTATATGAACCTAATGTTGGTTCTTCCTTAACTACTGCCCAATGATGGAAAGTAGAAGAACCCATAAGAGTCCAATATGTACTACCAACTGAAGCAGTAGTAGATCCACCACCACCCTGAGGTGCAATGGTCATCTCAATCTTACCCAAATTACCACTAGAAGCATTACCATCTACAGTAACAATAAGACTATTACCAGTTGCATCATCAATGGTAAACATCTCAACCTTAGGGTTATTAGCAGCATGGGATGCTTCCATGCGACTCCATCCTGATACTGTCCACTTATTAGTTAAACCTGCACCTGCTATCTTCATATAAGCAGGACCACCTGAGAACTTCAGAGAACCTGCACCAAACTTAAATTCTGATGTATTATGAATACAAACAGCAGGGTTTGAGAAAGTTGTAGTTACAAGTGCTTGTTTTGTGCTATCTTCATCTAAATCATCAGCATTCTCGAAACGAGCAACATATGTCTGTACTGGAAGTTGCTTATTACATGGAATAATAACGTCACCAGAGTTATCTACTTGGTGAGTCCATGCTGACATACCAATATCATCTGTATCTTCGATATTAGTACTCTTAAGAAGAGTTCCATCATACTTAAAGTTCATTGCAACGATCTGACGATCATTATCCCAATACTTCAGATCAGCAACGATACTTACATTACCAAATACATCTAAATTGATACCTGCATGTTTAACTGCTTCGAAATTACCACTAGGAGCAATAATATTAGAGAACTCATATACTGGAGTACCAGCAGTTGTTGCAGAAAGTTGGTCTTGAGGAATCTTAAAGAATGCTATACCATAATTCTTAGTTCCATTCCACATATCACATATGAAGAATAGATCGTTCCATTCATCCAAAATGAATTGTGGTCTCTGTACACTACCACCAGTTACAGCAAGTCTCTTTGTGTAATTAAGTTCGATATTTGCACCATCATATTCCATCTCACCGAATAATATGTCATTATTATCAGCATCAACACCAGTCCAAAGGATCTTATTGTTTCCAATGAAGAATAACTGGTTCATTGTCTCACCTTCATCATCAGAAGCAAATTTACGCTTCTCTACAACGTCACCTAGGTTATTAAGTTGCATAATCCAGATATCGTTAGGATCTGGAGAGTTAGTATCAGTCCAACCGCAAATATAGACTCTTTGCTCATCATCTAAGTGAATATCACCTGCATAGTCTCTTCTAGCGTTTCCAGAGACACCTGCAATCTCTTTTTGCCATCTTACGATACCTTCAGGTGCATTTGCGTTATCAAACCCAGATTGATACTTAGCAACTAAAATATCGGGATTATAAGTCGCAGTTGATTGAGATTCAGTTTCACCAATCAAATATATCAATTCATTCTCTTCAGAAGTCTCATCGAGGTACATTGACTTCCAACGAGCAACTTTATTAGATGCAGAAGGTAAAAGTGTCCTATCCCAAACTAAAACACCCAAATCAGTGAATTTAGCAAGGAATGCAGAAGAATCACCATTAACTTGAGTTAATTCACCACAAATGTAGATATAACGATCTGAGGTGATCTGAGAATCGAATATTTGGATTTTATCTGTATCTTCGTAATATTCAGATAACCAATAGTAAGTTTTCTTGTATTGTTGTGGATGAGAGACTCTAATCTGTGGAGGAGCGTCTACATCGTATCCAAAACCACTATTAATGATATTAACGCTTCCAACCTTACCAGTTGTCTCATCTAGAACAATATTAAAGTTAACGTCTTGTCCAGACTCGGTAATGATCTCATATGTTGGTGGAAGTTGAGTATTATAACCTATACCACTTTGTGTTACTGTAATAGTCTCAATACCAGTAACAACTGACATATAATAACGCTTATTAGTATTGTCAGTAATAACTCTGCTATTAACAATAATTTCATCTTGTGCGATCAGTTCGTGATCAGTTGCAGTGGTTATTTTACCGTGTGGGACATCATTAATGATTTCCTTTGTATATGCAGCAATATCTCGGCCCTGGACCGACTCAATAATGGCAGAAGCCCCGAACCCGTCTGTACCTGTGTTATCGAAGAATAAAGTGTCATCAACCTGATAAGATATACCTGCGTTCTCAACAACGAATCCATCAATCTGTGCAGACTCGAATTTAGTGGTTGTATCAACCTCAATGTCAACTCTTGACTCTGCTGATACTCTAGGGAAGTAATCATAGATCTGTAGTGCTGCTTCTTCTGTTATTGCTTGTTCTGTTGCAATTTCAGCAGGAGATATAATTGCATCACCATCTAAGTCCTCAATTTCGAAGATAATTAGATCGCCTTCTCTTTCAGTAACAAATGAGTCTGCTTGTTGGTTTGGTTGACGCTCGATATCAATATCAACGTTAACATATGGATCTCTGAAACGTGCAACGTCTGTAGGGATATTTTCTTGTGTAGCAGTTAGTGATAGGTTCCAAAGATCAACAACTGAGTTAAAACTAGGTCCAATGATGTATGGGAAGACTGGTAAACCAGCATCTGACTCATCAATGGTTATAAAGTATGCATATGTACCTGCAGGATAGTCTGGAGTCTTACAGAAACGTCCATTGTAAGCATCTAGGTCACCTTGCTGGAATGTGTACTTATAATCGTTCACAAAGTATCCTGGTGGATATGTTGCTAGTGAAGGACCATCAATACGAGCAGGAGTTGGGTTTGTATCGATATCATAAACAATTTCTGTCTTTAAAGTGTAAGAAGAACGCATTCTTCTCATACCACTGTTCTGATCAGTAGGATCGATGTATCCATAAGGACCATAGATGGGGTTACCATCAAATGCCCATCCAATGATAGGAGAGTGACCAATATTAGAAGGAACTTCTTGGAAACGATTAGTTTCTGGATTTAAGAAGACATTATCACCAATTACATAACGTAATTCCTTAGGATCGGAAACGTGAGCATATTCACCACCATATTGGTTATTAAAACCAGTAAAGACGTATCCACGAGCAACATCATACTTTCTCTTAAGAGATCCGTCAGTATTTTGTGCTGTAGGGTTAGCAGGATCAGGATCTAACTGATATTCTATATTTTTATTCCACTGGAAGACATCAGCAGTAAATGTTGCTAATTGACCAACTGCTTCCAATCTAACTGTTGTTAAACCTTGTGTATATCCAACACCCTTGTTAGTAATGGATATTGAGATAACTTTACCCTTATCTTCTCCTAAAGTACCAATAACAGCAGTTGCTTGAGCACCAAATCCATCACCATTGATAAAGACCTTAGGTGCTGATGTATAAGCATCACCAGAGTTAATAATAGCGATAGATACGATTCTACCGTTAATAACGATAGGTTGTGCTAGTGCACCTTCACCAGAATTAAGTTTTATGGTCGGTGTAGAGGTATATCCGACACCTGGGTTAGATAATGTAACTGCACTGATTGGACCTCTTACAGAAGCGATTGCAAGTGCACCAGCACCGTTTCCACCAGTAATTGAGATAGTAGGTTGTGAAGTATATCCAGTTCCTGGGTTTTCTACAAGAATTCTTGTTACTCTACCGTTAGTAACAACCGCTTGAGCAGTTGCACCACTACCACCACCTCCAACGATAGAAATTAGAGGTTGAGTTGTATATCCACTACCTTGTGCAGTAACATCTACAGTATCTAATGCTCCATTAACAGTTACAGTTGCTGCAGCACCTACACCGCCACCACCAGTGATTTCTAGAGCAGGTCTTGATCCTGCATCATAATCTACACCTGCATTAGTAATATTAATAGTAGTTAAAGGACCAAAGGTAACAAATTCACTAGATTTGTAAGACCAAGCAGAAACACCGTTAACCCAAGCACCAATTGGATAGTTTGCACCAACATCTGTTCTTGTGGAGATAGTTTCTACGGTTCTAGGGAAACGAAGTAGTTTTCTTTGGTTTCCTGGAATCATTGCTGACCCTTGGAAAGGTCCAACCTTATAGTTGGGCAATCCAGACGCTGCAATGTAAACGTAATCAGTATTAAAGAATGCGTTCTGTATATTAGAAGTAAATAGCGAAATTACTTCATCAATAGTACTTTCAGTTGACTTTCCTCTGTTAAGGTCAACTGAAAGAAGTATATTACCCTGTGGAATGATATCCATTGGGGTAGGAATGCTATATGAGAAGGTAAAGTCATCTAGACGAGCAGTAACCTCAAAAGAACCATTATAAACAGCAGGGTTTGCACCATAAATGGTAACTTGGTCTTCTACAAGCAAACCGTGTGGGTTAGCACAAACAACAGTTGCAGTTTGGTTGTTAAGACCACCAGGAGTGATGCTAGTAACGCTAATTAACTTCTTAACGTTGTATAACCATGATTGTAACCTCTCATCTTCATCAGATGAACCTAGAGCAGCAACATTTAACTTATCTCCAGGCAAATAGTAAGAACCACTGTCTTCTAGAACTGTAGTACCCGCTTCAGCAATACCAAGGACTCTTAATTTGACTTCGTTTGATAATCCTTTGTTTACATAGACGAAAATGTCTGAATAGATGATTGTACCAGGATCCCAATCCTCTACAACTCCATTTTTAGATCTAGTACACTCAATAAACTGGTTTAGTGACTTTTCCTTGTACTGTACAGTCTCACTATCATCAATAATAATGGTTCCGTTCTTTTCTGGCCATCCAATAGTACTATCAACCGTAATTATGTTACCATCAGTTGTTAATGGTTCTACAAGGTTGGTTCTATAAGGAATCTTAAAGACACCTGTTAAAGTTTCTTCAGAAATCGCCAATTCATAGATTGTGTCAGTTCCTTCTATGATAGAAATGACGTTTTCGATCAAAACAGTAGCATCTTTGATATTCTGGTCAACAGGATCTGCTTCTTGGACTAATTGAGCATTTTCCAAATCTGCAGGATCACCAGAAATCAGTTTTGCACGCAAAATGGTGTCAACAACCCAAGAGGCATCAGAAGGTTTGAGTAATTCGTCTCTAGGGTAGAATATATCAACTTCTTCACCAAATAAAATCTTAAAGAGGTATTGAGCAGCAGTTTTCGTACCTTTGGAAAGGTAGAAGTCCTTAATTGTCTTAATAACCTGAATCGGATTGACTTGGGTGTAGTCAATATTGATTGTAGGCATATATTGACGACGGAACTTGTCAAATACCTGTGAAATGATCTGTGAATCAAGGTTTTTGACAACTGCACCAGTAGCATGGTCACTTTGCCTTAATTGACTCTCTTTTGCAAAGACTTGATTACCAAATTTATCAAAACTAACAACTTCAGATACACCTCTAGCACATCCTTGTAATGAAGATGGTTGATATTCCTTACCAGAGGATAAAATAGTAAATCCAGTAACTTCTCCAAATCCAACGTCACAAGAAGCCTGTGCTGCCAAGGGTTCTGCGATGTAAACTGTGGGAGGTTCAGTTGTAGAGTAACCTGTACCAAAGTTTATAATATTAATGTCTGTGATAACACCGTTAAAGACAGTTGCAGCAGCTGCTGCACCAGTACCACCAATTGACTCTCCTAGTGATCCTTTACGGTCATCTACAATGTATACAGAAGGTGCATCAGTATAACCAGTACCACCAGTTAATAGATTGATGTTAGTAACACTACCATTAGCAACAGTTACATCTAATACCTGTGCACCAATAGGTTGTACAACTCTTGCTCTTGGTGGTGTAAGATATCCACGACCTCTGTTGGTGATAGTAACAGCAACAATTTCACCATCTGGAGAAACAGTACACTCAGCAACAGCGTCAACGCCATCAGTAGGGGCTTTGTCGATGTAGATCGTAGGAGGGTTACTATAGCCGATCCCGCCATCAGTGATTGTAATACTTCCACCATTTAATCTACCCTCCGAGTCGATTGTTGGATCTGATATTATAGCACCACTAGGATTAACAAAACTTATAGCAGGTATGAAGTCATATCCTGATCCAGAGTTTGTAATTCTAATAGAATCAACTTGACCAGTAGTATCATCAACAGTGATTGCTGCTTTTGCACCTGAACCGTTGATCATATCACTAGGTTCAGTGATCTTAACCTTAGGTGGGTTGTAAGAAGTGTAACCTTGACCACCGTTGATTAACTGAATGTCCTTAATACCAGCAACTAGAGTTCTTGCTGCAGCACCTTCGCCTGTTCCTGAAGCAGTAACAGTAACTTTCGGTGCAAAGTTTAGTTCATATTTCTTACCACCCTCTTTTACCTGAATTTCTTCGATTTCACCATTTAAACCAACACGAGTAACCGCTTTAGCACCTATACCAACAGAAGGTGACACATATTCGATAGAACGAATATGGAAAACGTCTTGTTCAGTGATATTAACGAAATATTTGACCCTAGTGTTGTTATCAGTCAACACATAATCAAGATATGGTCTTAACAGAACACCATTACGGTTAATAATAAGACCGATCTCTGAAATTGGAGAATAAGGAAGAAGATCGTACTCCAATGTCATAGAATCTGTTCCTGACAGTGTAGAAACTGAAGGGAAGACTAATTCTTTAATTACAGAATCAGCAAAACCAATGTAATAGAGGATTCTAGTAGAACCAACTATATCAGTACCTATTCTAGTTCTAGGAGCAGTAGTGAAAGTAATGTTAGTTCCACTAATAGTATAATCCACATTAGGAATCATACTCTGATTGTAGACTATGACTGCTAAGTGCTCTGCTGAGACAGGTGAGACTGGTGTTCCTAGGAACTTAAGTGGGAAGGTTGTTCTTGCTCCATCAAAGTCGAAAAATGGAGATTCTAATTCTTGTCTTTTCTTATTAAATTCTTCTAATGATAATCCTGGTGTAAGAATAGCATCAGGACCACGAACTGTTTCTCCATAATAAATGACTTCATTGTCAATCATGACAGATCCGTCTTTAGGCATGAATCCATCGATGGACTCAACCTCAATTAAAGTATTCGTTGTATCAACGTCTTTAATCAGAGTAGTGCTAGATGCGAGCACTTTCTGATCATAAGCATCAATATCAAGATACTCTAGAATATTGTTTAAAAGATCGAAGGGACGACCAGTTTTCTCTTGAGATTTATAATACTCAAAGAGAAAATTGACAAATTGCTCGTCTTCGTTTTTGATAAAGTCAGGTAACTGACCCTCAACTCTATCAGAGATATTAACAGAACTTAAGGTTTGCATCTATTTTTAGAAACAGGATTCGACTTCTGGATACTCGAAAGCATCAATTGGGTAACTAATGATATTTATTGGGGTTCCACCGTAGTTCCAACCACCAAAGTTGTTGGGATCAAAACTTGGAACAGTTGTTGGGTTAGTAACAAAATCAATTGGATATACTTCAGGGTTAAAGATCGTAGGATCAACTCCTGGTGGAATTGTAATCGAATCTGAATCTGGATATACAACAACGGGAATTCTTTGAGTGCCATCCGATGTATCAGCTACATCTAATGGTCCTACACAAACTACACCATTTTGATAATCAACGGTACCTATACTATTGTTAAGAATAACTTCTTTCTCATTACGAGTCGTAACCAAAAGAAGACTTCCTTTACCATCATCACGAATATTTACTGGTACTAGCACCTCAGTGGTTCTATTCCCAGAGGCATAGATAGCATCTGATGCGTCTGAACTGGCAGTACCACCACCAGCAGTAGATCCATCTGCTAAGAGGTCTGCAAGGTTCTCTGTGTACCCTGTAGCATAGAACTTACCAGATTTAACTGATGAATATTTAGGTGGGCAATTACCGTCTCCTGCGTCGTTTCCACCTAAGTCACTTGGGTTTGTAATTGGGTTACCGTAGTCTAAACATTGAGTAAATACGTTTCCAAATGTAAATTGGTCTAAATTCTGACCCATAGTAAGTTGTGTACTTGTTCCAGAGATAGCATCATCTGAAGCATCAACCATTGAGTTAAATTTAGATTTCTCCAATCTATTGTTAAACCTACCTTCACGGTTCTGACCGTTAAATTGGTCAATAGATTTGAGAATTTCAGTACCTAATTCATTTGCCGATCTAGAAGTCTCGTTACCGTTATAGAAAGGATAAACTTTAGGTGTAATATAGAATATTCTTGGGTCAACGATCACTGGTTCGATAGATGCCATCGAATACTTCAGTAATTGATTCTTAATACGAACCTTTGTAGTGGTATTAAGGTTAACACCTGATTTTGACCTAACAGCAATATAAACTTTACCGTAAATAGGAGGATTTAACTTCTCACCACCATATGCGGTAACTGCTGCTGCTTGGGGATATAGAGTAGAAACGATATAAGCATAATCATCTTCTGTAACTGCTCTAGACTGCGTTGAGAACTGCCTAGGAGCACGGAATTTGACTGCTAACGCTGATTCCCTCTCAGTACCATCTTGACTGCTGTCTATGGTCGCTAGAGACATGCTAGAGGGAGGTATAGCACGACCAGAGGAGTCTATTGCTTGACCAATAAAGGCAAACTTAGTACATCCGTTCGCTTCGGTACCTGCTGTGCTTACATACTCTAATATAATGAACTCATTATCAATTAATTTACGTCCTAGAACTCCATCACCGAAGATTACCTTGTATCTAAGGTCTTCAGTCTCCTCTAGGAAGTAGTTTCTTGATGTAGATGTCAAATCTACCACGTTAGTGGATAATGAATACTCATCGACCTCTACAGACTGCTCTGAAGGTTTAACAGAAACAGTCAAAATTTCTGTATCTACTGATTCCGCAGGTATTACATACTGCTGCTTCTTAGTATCATCAACAGTATAGGTAAATTTAAGTAAATTGCCTTGATGGATAATTACTTTACTAAAGTTTGCTATACCAGTGTTCTGATCGACTGTTACTGTAGTGTCTTTCAGCAAACAATAGGTGAATGTGTCATTTGTGTTACTGGAGATGAACACGTCTCCTTTCTTAATAGTTACTGAGTCTGGATATGATTGTCCTCCTGGCACTAACGCAGTCTGAACTGCCATTCGTACACATGCTTTCGATGCTTTAATGGAACGAGGGGTATAACCAAGCTGCTTTGCTATTCTTACAATATTATCCCTTACCGTTGCTGACTCAAGGAACGCTTCATTCATGCTCATGTTAGCATTAAATGAAGTGTAGAAAGTGTTATAGGCAAGTATGTCTATTAAGTACGAAGCAGCTGATCCCTCAAAGTCATAATCTGAAAACTCATCACGAGTACGCAAATAGGACTTAATGGACTCCTTTATCTCAAAGAAATCCAGACTGGTTAATTCTGATGGGGTAGCTGGCATTTTAGGTTCTCTCTAGGATGAACTCTACTGTTTGTGTAACCTGTTGACCGACTATAGTATAGGCGATTCCAACATCAAGGGTATTCTCATCTTCTGTAGGTTTTACCACTACATTGTTCACCTCAACCCTAGGTTCTAGCCTAGCAATTGTATTAAATATTTCATCTCGAAGATCTTCTGCAAGAAAGACATCATATGGTTCGAATAGTAATGCACTTACTCTTGATCCAATATCATACTGATAGGGTCTCTCGCCAAATTGGGTCAAGATCAAATTACGAACAGATTGCTTAATTGCATTCTCATTTTTGACAGCACTGAAGTCCTTAGTGTTGGGATTCCTTTTAAAAGCGACTGCTAAGTCTTTAAATCCCCTACTAAAGAACTTTTCAGATCTAAACTTGTAGGCTGCCATTATTTAGTTTTTACAACAGTTATCTGGATTATTTATAGCACTTTGTAGAAAGTATACTTAAGGAATAATTCTTCACCTTTCTTGATGGGTTTTATAGTCCTCATATGATATATTTTACCCCACTCCTCTTCTTCATATACTTTGACACAATTAGGATCTTCACTATGATTTACAAACCCTCCAAGAGGAGTTCTCATAATCTCTTCATCCACAACAACATGTGATATACCAAGATAAACATCATCTGGTATATCCTTAGTAGCAAAGATGCCCTGTCCTGCGACAGGGCTGTCTTTCACATGCAAACAATCAGGTAGTGCTTTATAGGTCACCTTCCTTGTCCTCTATACTTCTTCTTAGCATGGTTACGGGAAGTAGCTGAAAACTTAGTATGCATAGACTGTCCCTGACGGGTCTTCTTGGGCTTAGCTTCTACTACCTGTTTCCCTGCGACGTAAATTGCCATAATCTCCTGTAAGTGTTTCTAAGATGATAGCACATTCGGACTACCATATGCAACCACTGATGAGCATGGCCAAGAAAAGCCAGGAAATCCGATACCTAGAGGATCTAAGATCCTACCTATAGGTAACTTGTAGCAGAATACGGTTTTCGATTGTGCAATGAGAAGTCTTGTGTGACCTATTCCTCCGTCTTCTATGGTCAACATAGAGCATGGATAAGGAACTGGTTTCGGACACACGGATTTTCCACACGGGCACATGTGTATTACTATATTAGTACACGGTGATGGGTGATTAATGAACCTGTCACCAAACGTCATAGTTGGTAAGAAGTTCGTTAGTACCGTTGCCTTAAGTGGATGTAGCGGACCAAAGGGTATCAATGCTAAAGGTGGCCACCAACATGTCCACTGTTTAATCTTGATAGGGTACATAGGAGGTGGTCCTGCACATCCCATGACACAATGAACTGTGGACGGAATACATATCCCGTGCCCAGAACAAGGCAATCCCGTAATTGGTGCTACTGGTAAGAGAAATCCGTATGCCATAATTTAAGTTTCACTAAAATGATTCTCAGGTATGATAAATTCTTTATCAAATTCGTCCCTATCCGAATCGGATGGGTCATAGGATGCTGGACTTATCCTCTTAGTATTATCTATTAGAGTACCAGGATTAGTCAAATTAGTCATATTTCCGAATACTAGGTCACATTCACTAAAGTATGGGTTACCAAAGTTCTTAATAGACTCACCATAGGTGATAGTAGATCCCGTATTGTAGTTCAGCACCGTCATTGTTCCGTTAAATGGTCCAAGAAGGATCTCAAACTCACTCACGAGTCTCGGATTTATAGCAATTGCTGCGTCAGATACGAAATCAAGTGCTAAATGTCCCGCACAAGGAGGATTGGCAATATACCCAACTCCCCAATAACCCGTAGATGCAGTTTTATTGGTACCTGGGTTTGCAGGGTTATATCCGCAATACACATCTAAGCATCCATTAGGGTTACTAGCATGACGGAGATAGGTATCCCAACATTCATTAGGAGGCACTCCATTTACGGGCATGGCTACAGTTATATCCGTATAACTCCATTGTCGTACATCAAGTTCCTGCCCAGTCTCAGGATCCTCCTCATGAGCAATCCATGTATAGGAAGTTCCTGGTGAATGGTTTGTTAAATTGCCACCTAACCAAGTTTGGAACTGTTCATACTCCGAAAATCCTCCTCTGTTGTAATCATAGGTATTTTCATCACTACCAACAGGTACAAATACTATATCAGATGCATTACTTGGGTCACGATAACATCTTCCTTCGATATCACCTCGTTTACATGGCCAACACTTGCTATTTCCACCTGGACCTGAGTCTCTAGTGAAGGTTAAACTGGGTTCTGGCATATTTCTTAGGAAGTTCATGAAATCTTGCCCCTGAGGACCAGTTGTATGCCCCTCTAATGCCATAGAAACCCTAAAACTAGCCTTCTCTGCCTTTGATGCACAATATTTGTACACCATGTACCCATATGCCCTCTGTTTCTTCTCTTCATTTAACTCAATATAAGGACAAGGTATGTCAAAGAAGCGAGTAGCGGTGTAAAGTTTAGGTTGAGGGAGTTTAATACAGTTCTTTCTGTTATTCCAACCCCATAAATCAGAGAATCCGTCACTTCTATCGTCTGTAAGTCGTACCGCACTCAACATATCGGGGTATTGGTTGTTCATCATCTCTCTAAACCGTGGAGATGCCTTAATTGGACCTGTTAAATCGTCTGCAGTGAACAATGCATCCTCAAAAATGTTAGGAAAATCGATTCCTATACAGGTTGCAGGGAAATTAGAGCATAAATCCGTACTCTCATCATCATAATCCTTGATTCTAAGGTAACCAGTAGGGTACTTTGTAGTAAATCCGTTCATCATAGTGTTAAAACCACCTATGATACCGTCATCCATCTGGTTTATCTCCTCTTCTTCAGCATCAGACCCACTTTTGATCGCATCTTTTAGTCCATTCTCTGCTCTAATGTTGTCTTTAAAGGTTTTTGTTGATAAATTTACGTTAGGACCACGCATTTTATACTCTTCCTTCTCAGTATCAACGATATAGATGTTCGGTTTGTTGTTTGGATCGGGATCATACCCTGATCCACGGTCTTTAATCAGTATTTCTACTATAGATCCGTCCTCATTAATATTTGCTATCTCTAAAACTGCTTTCTTTAGCGGAGTTTTACCTTTTCCTTCACCACTTGCTCTCCGTAATTGCTTCGATCCTGTGTTTACTACAGTATTTGTACCTTTTATTTGCACATCACCCTGTGAAGCACCCTTACCATAGGGCATTAAGTTCTCTCTTTCCTGATATGACTCACTCATATCCTCTTCTAGCACCGCAGACTGCTTCTTTTTGATATCTTTCATACCAAAATTGTTCTTAGTACCGTCTGGATTGTTAACTGGGTCGTTCGGAGAGTTCACAAATTGCTGATCCCAACCGCCCATGTTGTGAAATACCTTCCTTGCATTGTCATTAGCGGATCTTTCAGTCAAAACTGCAGGTTGTTCTATCTCAATCTTCGGTTGAGCATACCCAAATCCACCATTAATGATATCTACACTCTGTACTTGCCCCTCAGAATTGATATTTGCTCTTAATTCTGCTGAGTCTAGGGTACGATTTGCTATTAATTGTTGTGGATCTATCTCTACACGGTAGTAAGTGATCTTTTTAGGGAACTCATACACCCCAAAGAACGCACCTTTGTCCCTAATACCATATCCAGCAAGCACTTGTGCTACTCCACCGTCTGTAGAAGTGTATGAACCGTTGTATGTAAAGGGTGCACCTGCTATATCTCTACTAATATTCTTAACTCTAGTCTCTAAAGTGTAAGTACCTGCACCTAATGTCATAGGGAAAGTCTCATTACCCATACCATTAGAGTAATTAATCTCCCTATCCACAAGGACAGTACTACCAGAGTCAGTGATTTTCATGTAACCGTAGTTGTCAGACTCGATTCTTAAGGAGTAAGTACCTGCACTAGGGATAGTAAACGTCGCAGTATGCACTTGCCATACACCAATATTAGGATCTACTGCATCATCTGCTGGTTTTACAGGGTATATACCGTATGCATCCATGTGTGCTGTCCATGGAACAGCAGCATTAGTAGGTGCACCTATAGCAATCCATGACCCTTTCTCTGTAACTGAGTTAGTAATCTCCCCACCACTACTATTAGTAATACGCCAAGCTACGCAAGCAGGGTTAACATACCACTTATTGTCATCAGAAGCATCCCAACTAAGCTCCATATACCCTACTTTTAGTTCATCACCGAAATATCTGACCTGTGTAATGTTCCATCCGTTGATCTTTTCACCAATAAAGAAGGATCCTGTAGCAGTTGTGTACCGAAATAGTATTCTTGTACTGGTTGTATCCGCAACTAAGAACGATTCATTGACATTTTTAGACTTCATGTCAGATAAAGTCATCTTAGTTTTAAGTGTCTCCCAACAATCTGACCTCACTTCGTAGAATCTACTGTATTCTATAGGTACTGGTACGCAAGAAGGACACCCTTCAGCGTCAGTTGAGTTAGGACAACACGCTGCATCACTCAAACTGAAGTTAATTCCGTAGACAGGACCGTTCCATGGGTACGTTGTATCATACAAATAGTATATAAACTGCGAATCATACGACTGCTCGAATGAAAGATAGCGGGGAAGTGCTGCTTTTACTGCACCATTCCTACCATAGAACCACTCAAACAGTGCATCTGTGGTATTAACACCAGCTACATTGTCTGGATTACCCCAACCTTGGATCGCAGGTACGCCATTTTGCTCTCGAAGATACTTTAAGAGCGTCCACTCGTTATTCCATTGGTACCAATTCGATCTATTTACGTTACATTCCCCTGTTGGACCTATAGATCCGATGTCAGCATAGGTGGTTACAGCACTAGAACTCTTGTCTAACTCAAAACAGTAACCAACTATACCTACATATCCCCATAATCCGTCTCTTGTGTCCTTACAATCAGGTACCCCACCACCAGGATTCTGCAATCCTACCTCTTGTGCAGGGTTGATGGTGTAAAAATGGTCTCTCTTAGACGTATTGGTGTTGTAATAATACTCATAGAGAGGTCTTACTGACTCTCCTGCTGCTTTATATACGTCTGCGTTCGCTTGACTTGTCCAAATATACCCTATAGTCTCTACATTAGCGTACCCCGAAGGTGGAGACTGTGTAGTAGAGAGCATTGTGTCGTTCAGAGTTGCATTATAATGCCTATACAACGCTGTAGAACCTGCTGCTTGCTCTCTTGCTATATGAAATACTGCTCTTCCGTCACGAGGTTCACGGTTATACCCCTCCATGACTTGTTTTGCATTAGGATCATTGGGAAAATCAGTCTGATGATCTAATACTTTCTTATTAGTATAGGTATGATCTTGATATTTACTACGATACCACCTATAAACGGGTCTCCTAAACCCATCACAGTTACCTACACAGGTCTCATCATCATCTCCAAGATATAAAACTACGTCCTTACCACCTATCATCGATCCTGGACCGAAGTTGTTAAAGGTTATCTGGTAATTGGTACCTGGTCCGCTATGATTATCGTGGGATTGATACCCACCAAAAGCAGGACGCTGGAATGTTTGTCCAAAAACAGCTTCCGAAACAACGTTGGGATAACTACGACCAGTTTCTATGATATAAGCTGGCATCTATTCTAATTCTTTGATACGACCCTCCAACATATTTAGTCTCGTATACAGATCGTCAAAGAGTTGACCTAGATTAAGGTAGTCTTCATACCCCTCAGGTTTATATTTCACCATATCAGCACCAGGCGGAGGCATCTTACTAAATGCTTCTTCCATATGCTTAGAGCGTTCAGCAAGGTTTTGGAGTGATTTACCTATCATCTCCATATGCTCTTGATACTGATTTAAAAAAGATTCATCCATA